GGCGAGAGAGTCAGCGTCAGGCTGACCAATCCCTACATCATTAGCAATCCCACCTTGGTCTTGAAACTTGATGCGGTAAAAGTCTTCGCTCGATGGAGCGCCCACTGCGCCTGATACGGTGATGCCTGTGGAGGTTGTGGACAGTTTATTGCTGTTGTCGTAGTAAAGATTAACGGCTCCATTCTCATTCGCATCAATAGAGCTTTCACCGTTTGCACCCTGTATTCGCACTGAGCTACTGCCACGAATGAACAAAAGGCCGGTGCCAGAATCTTGGACGTAGCTGTCGTTACCGTCATGATAGATTTGCAGGTCAGAGCCAGCGCCAAAGATAGCCTTGTCGTTGTCGCCAAAGTTTATGTCAGCAGAGGTAGTCATACCGTCTGTAGTGATAACTCCAGTTACGTCAATGCCTGTGGAGGTTGTGGCGAGTTTGGCTGCGTTGTCAAAGTAAGCCGTTACCGCACCGTCTGCGTCAGCATGAAGCATTGTTTCGCCCGTGTACTTGTCTAAATAGACATTCCCTGAGCGTATCCTTATGTCGCCATTACCTGATTCATCTATGTACGAATTAAAGCCGTCGTGATAGATAGACAGGTCAGAGCCAGCACCGAAGATGGCCTTTGCGTTATCGGCAAACTCAAGCGCAGAATTGGAGCTATCAAAAACGATGTTCGCTGAAGCGCCTGTAAAAGTGACATCATCGCCAGACGAAATCACCATGCTTGTACCGCCAGTGGTGTTGCCAGCAGTCAAAACTTCCGCCAGCGTATCCGTCACACCGGGATCAACCCCAGCCATAGCGTCAACTACCGCAGCGCCAGAGCCTGCGCCATCCAAATAAACAATCGCAGTTTTGCCCGTCGCAATCGTCACATTCGCGCCAGAGCCTTGGCTGATCGCAATAGACTGCGAACCAGAGGTTGCGTTCTCGATGAACATAACGCGAGAAACAGTGTTAGGTGCGATGGTCAGCGTTCTAGTAGCTGTCAAGTTGCCTGCGGAGGTAACCTTAAAGTACATAGCGCGAGCAGGATCAGAAACACCGTCAGCAACAGTAGTAGTAGCGTCTGCATCTGAGCCGAAAGATTGTTCAGTCGCGTATCCAAGGGCTTCACCAATCAATTCTAGGTTGGTGTTTGTGCTTGTGCCCCACGTTCCTGACTCATCGCCTGTTGAAATTTCTTTTAATCTAAGATCGTTAACGTAAGTTGCCATCTCTAAGCTACCTCATCCCAGTTAGGGGTTTGACTATCCGACACTTCAGACCATCCGGGTGTCTGTGTGTCTGTAACCGCCGTCCAATTCGGCGTTTGACTATCTGACACTCCAGACCATCCGGGTGTCTGACTGTCCGTTATATTATTCCAATTTGGCGTTTGAGAGTCATCTACAAGCCCCCAGACGTTAAAGTATCCTATTTCGCCCGTTGCCGAAACTCCTGTCGGTACAACGGTTACGCCTCCAATGAAGGTTACATTACCAACTTCACCTGTGGCTGAAACCCCTGTTGGAGAAGCTGTTGTATCAAACGCAACAGTAACTGACCCAACTTCACCTGTGCCCGCAACTCCTGTTACGGGAACAACTAGACCTTGCTCTACCGAAGCTGTTCCAATTTGCCCAGTACCAGCAACGCCCGTAGCACTAACATTTGCTGCACCGATTACGGTGACAGAACCTACTGCGCCAGTACCTACAACTCCGGTGACTACCGCATCTGGGTCAACATCGACAACCCCAACAGCCCCAGTACCCGAAACTCCCGTTGGAGATGCAGTTATATCGAAAGATACGGTTACATCACCGACTTCACCCGTTCCTTGAACACCCGTGACAGCCGCATTAGCTGCTGCAATAACGGTAGCTGTGCCCACCTCTCCAGTGCCTGATACGCCCGTAACAGAAACTGTTGTGTTGCCTGCCGTGTCAACCGTAACCGTTCCGACAGACGAAGTACCAGAAACGCCCGTGACAGGTACATTCGCGTCTGCATCAAAAGTGACCGTCCCAATGGCCCCAGTAGCAGCAACACCTGTGACAGATACATCTGCATTTGCACTTGCTGTAACCGATCCAACAGCAGTCGTGCCTTGAACGCCAGTGACTGAAACATTGGCATCAGTTTCGAGTGTAACTGTGCCAATTGCTCCAGTACCAGAAACGCCAGAAACACTAGCAATCGCGCCTGCCGATACAGTAACCGTTCCGACAGATCCCGTTCCTGCCACTCCCGTAACAGAAAAGGTAATACCCGAACCTTCAGTAACCGTAACGGAACCAACAGAACTCGTTCCTTCAACACCTGTAACGCCGACATCTGCATCTCCTGTTACAGTAAGTGTTCCAACGCTTCCTGTAGCCGCAACACCAGTGATAGAAACGGTAACACCCGTCCCCTCAACAACAGTGACTGAACCAATGCCGCCGGTAGCTTCAACGCCTGTTATGGAGACGGTTACATTTCTAACCGCTGATACAGTGACCGAACCAACAGCCCCTGTTCCCTCAACGCCTGTAACAGAAAATGATGTGCCAGAGCCTTCGACAACGCTGACTGAGCCAATAGCGCCTGTTGCAGAAACACCCGTAACTACGGCGTCTGGATCAACGTCAACAACACCGACAGCGCCAGTACCAGAGACTCCGGTGACTGCGAACGATGTACCAGACCCTTCAACAACAGTTACTGAGCCAATAGCGCCTGTTGCAGAAACACCTGTAAGTGTAATAGTTGGGGCAAGTGCAACCGTAACTGAACCAACAGCGCCTGTTCCAGATACGCCTGTAACAGAAACATCAACCCCAGAGCCTTCGACAACGGCTACTGAACCTACTGCCCCCGTGCCTGAAACACCCGTGGGAGAAACATTAGCTACACCAACAACAGTAACTGAGCCAATCGCGCCTGTTGCGGAAACACCTGTGACTACGGCATCTGGATCAACATCAACAGTGCCAACAGCACCTGTTCCATCTACACCTGTGACAGAAACATTGGCATCTGCACTAACAGTGACTGTACCTACCGCACCAGTGCTTGTAACACCTGTGGGCAGTACAGTTATACCTAGATCGACATTTACAGTGCCAATAGCACCTGTAGCAGATACCCCTGTAATAGAGACATCAACTCCAGTGCCTTCAACAACAGAAACTGAACCAGCAGAGCCTGTACCGGCAACGCCTGTTACAGAGGCATTTGCATCCGTGCTAACAGTGACTGTGCCGACAGCACCTGTAGCAGATACGCCGGTAACAGATACGGCAACGCCAGCCCCCTCAACAACTGTGACGGAGCCAATTGCACCCGTTCCTGCGGTGCCTGTGACTTCGACAGGTAGGGGAGATCCCCACGCGCCTTCGCCCCAACCACCACGGCCCCAGCCGTTGATGTTAGCCATGAACTACCCGTTATGCGATGAACTACCCTGCGATACGGATAATGGCGTTAGACGCATCCGCTGTTGGGAACTGAATCGTAAAGTCACCTGAACTAGATGTTTTATCGCCACCAAAATCTAACGCACATACAGCAGGGTCGCCTGACGCGCTGTCATTAAAAATAAGTGCGCCTCTTGCAGTAATACTGCTTGAACTAAACGTAAGGTCAGCGAAGTCCGTAAACGCGGTAGTGCTAGACGTTGTTGGGTTTACATTCGTCAAAGCCGCACCTTTAGCGGTGTATCCTGTCCCAGATACTTCGTTAGATGTCGTGTATGCGGTAGTACCTGCGCCTAAAGAAGCACTACTTGTATACAGCGCCAAGTTAAAGGTGTTGCCACCACTAGCCAGGAAATTGTGCTTGGCTTCCATAAGTTCTTTCTTGAAAGACGTACACATCGCAGTCGAAATAGCCATTATAGACTCCTAATTATGTCTGCCATGTCCTTATGGCCTTGACGTTCAAATTCAGCAATCAAAGTGGTTCTATCACTTTTAATTGCCTCTTGTATGCAGTGTAGTGCCGTAGCCCTAACCGCCTCTTTAAATGCTTGCGCTTGCTGCGCTATTGCGGGGTGGCAACCGCTACCTACACTTACGATACGGTCTGCCGCAGATTGTGCCCAGAACGCCGGATCGTGTCCACGGTCCACCGTGGTAGTCACGAGTACATTTCCTATTTCCATTTGTGGCGCTTCAATCAGCATGTTTTATCTTATCCCTTAGCAATATCATATCGGTATTCATCTCTTGAACCATAGCCCTGACCTAAGTTTTTAAGACCGTTAACCGCTTGTACAAAACGCTGTTCATATTGCGCAACTTCTTCAGGAACTTTTAAAAAAGTAGCTGCTTCAACTAAAGTGCCGTATAGCATCGCATCGGGAGCATTATCAGAAAGCCATGTCGTTTCTGAACCTGAAGTCGTTGTTAGCGAAGCGGGGCGATATTTATAATGTAGCTCAAATGAATAACCTTGATCTGGAGTAGGCGCTAACATGAACGAATTGTCGTCAAATAAAGCGTAATACTTAGGAACCCCTGTTGTCGCGGGATTAGGAGTATAATCTCTAATAAAAGAAACGTGCTTATATAGTAGATAACTGTATACGTTGCTAGAAATCACAGCCAAGCTGTAAGGTGCTAGAAAATCATCCGGCGTACTTAAATAGGTATTACTCGCAGAAGCAGAACCTGTTACGTTTTTTCTAAAGACTGGCAGCTCTACTGCCTTTAAAATTCGTTCTTCAGCCTCTTTAATAAACGTATCTAAATCAGAAACAAAAGTTGTTTCTGCAGTTTCACAGTAATCCTGTACGGTAGATTTTAAAGTCGCTAACGTAAAACTCATGTTGTTTCTACCTCAACTTGTCCAACGCCGCCTGTTGCAAAAACACCTTCAAACTTAGTACCTATTGGGTCAACTATCGCTAAAGGTTGTCCCCCAACATTTACTCCGCTGACTGTAGTATTACTAGGCCCAGTTGTAGAAACTCGTCCTAATTCAGACTGCGGTAACGGTACTTCAGGTCTTGCTTGTCTCAGGGCTTGCGGATCAGTTAGATGGTGTGGCGGATCTAACTGTGGATGTTTAGGCTCATAACACTCTGAACAAACTTTAAACCCTGTCCACTCCATACGCAGATCAAGGTACTTATACCTAAAACCACAGCGATCACAAACAGCGTGTGAATACTTCCCTACCGCAAAAGCCATTAGAGATATGTCCGTCTAGGAACCAACCGTAATGAACTATCGTCATCGTACTTAATTGCGTTAACTAAATTCTGCTCATACAACGGCTGCAATAATCCTGCTTTTTCAGGGTTCTTTTTCAACGCTAGATTAAAAGCTAATCCTGTAGTTAAACACGGAAGAAAACGACTAGGTAAGTCAACATCGTCTACGGAAGCAGAAATATCTTGGATACGCTTCCAACGATAAGAAACAAACTTATCCGTAGAGTTTTCAGGAGCAGGCCAAACATATAGTTTGGGAGTTATCGTTCTCTCAACATAGTATTGAGTAACTCTTGCTTGAGTCTCTTTATTTGGTATATCTAGATAATCCCCGCGATTTATACGGTCTATTTGAAAATCTGTTTGTATACCATTAGTCGTTCTTCGAATTACTGCATCTAGCACATCAATGTCGTACTGATTTAAGTCGTAAGTAGTTGTCCCTTTAACTAAGTCAAGAGAAACCTGCTCTACTTCCCAAATCTGAATACCTCGGTTAGACCAGTCTGCGAACATAATATTCATAGACCGTCTAGCCGTTACTCCGTCATATCCGGTACGGTATTCAAGACCTGCTAGTTCGTATGCTTCTTCGATAGCATCGGCTGCAGTTAAAGTAAACGTCCTAGTCCCAGAGGTCGCCATTATCCGTAATTCTTTATTAAGTCAAGAACAATAACGTAAGTGTCGTTTGACGCAGCACCTAGCGTAGTTAAGTTAATGTCGCCATTTTTACCACTGCCTGCCGTATTGTATAACCCTCCAAACTCGCTAAAGTCCATGTGGCCATTACTTGCTTCGGCTAAAGCTAAAGCAATTGTGTCCGTCGATGCATTCCACAGAAGCTGTACTTGAGTAAACCCTGTTATGGAATGTGTTACTTTTTCAATTCGAACACTTGAACATGCTGTGCCGTCTGCTCTCGCAGTCAAACTACTAACGTCTACTTTTGTAACTGCTGCTTCGCCAGTGCCGTCACTAAGGTTTGTTATTTGTATAACAGCCCTATGAGTACCGTCACTTAAAACAGTTGTACTAACTGCATCTGCCATATCTTATCTCCTATAAGGGGAAGAACCCTTCCCCCTAATATAATCGTTATAACTCTTATGCGTCAGCAAAAGGCGTAACAATCGTTCCGGAGCCAAGCAATAAAGTATTGTGTACGAGATAGGTCGCAGCATCAATCGCCGTTACTTGAACAACACTGCCGACTAAACCACCTTTAGTTGAACCATTCAGAGTCATCACATCGTTTGATGCTCCTGGAATAAATGCCTTTTTAGTGCTGTCATCAACAGCGACCATGGCAGCGCCTTTAAACTTATCAGTGCCGTCCGTCAAAATGTCCAAATCTGTGGCTGCAGTTTCAATGTAGAAAAAGAAAGACGCACCTACATTATTAGCTTGATCAGGAGACGTAGGATCAGTTGGAGCAGTAGTAACAATCGAAGGAAGTGTAAACTTTCCATCTGCATCGTTGCACAACAGAATTTTACCTGCGTGAGCTGCAACAGTTAGCGAAGTGTCTGCAGTTAGGCTAACAGTAGTGTTAACGCCTGCATTTATAAAACCCGCCAAAGATTTGATCGGGCCAGCAAAAGTGGTCTGTGCCATTGTAATTACCTCTTACGAAAGGATTCGCCTTAGAGTCTTCGTAACGTCCGTCTGAGTCGGTCGCTAAGGCTGTTTTTCTCAGATAATGGGTTTATACAGGAGAAAAAGAAAAGGGGCAACTAGTGCCCCTTTCTTTTGCGATATTACGCAGCTCCAGGAGAGCCGAAAATACCACGCCAGTCACTAAAGCCAAAGCTGTAGCGTTCTCTGGCCTTATAGCGAACATTTCCGGTTTCAAAGTCACCTTCCATATTCGTAGAGACAGGAGATCGCACAAAGTGCTTGAGACCATTAGGCACGTCAGTCTTCAGGAAGAAGGCATCAGTATCTGTTAGATAATGATTGACCGTATATCCTTCAGGAACCATACCCATGTTACGCAGTGCGTTAATATCGTTATCCGCAGTGCCTACTCGTCCTGGAGTTTCCAGTAGACGATCTGCAACGAATTGCAGAGCAGATGGGATAATCAACTTACGAGCCTGAGCATTGATCTTTAGACCACGCTCATCTTCGAAAGCTGCGATATCAATCAACGATTGCTCTAACGAAGTTTCGTTCAAGTCTGCAGCAGTTGACAGTTCGTTGCGTTGGTCTTGATTGCCCACGGTGGGGTGATCAGTTGCACAAAGCTCTTTACCGTCTCCACCAACAAATGAACTGTTAAACGCATTGTTCAATACGTTCGCAGCTTTAATTTGCTTCGTCTGCATCATAGAACGAGCTAGTGCTCGTGTATAACGAGAAGACAGGGTGTCGTACAGATTATCTTCAATTGCTTCTTCAGTCAAAGAAAACGCCAAAGCGACAGTTTCGTGAGTGTAGCGAGCAGTGAAAGATTCTTGTGCGGTATCGTAAGATACTGCAGAACCTTCAAATTTCACAGGTGCCTCACCAAAACCACTAAGCATTACTTCCTCTTCGAAAGCTCGTTCAGAAGTCTCCGTATCGAAGATTTCTTCATGCTCAGGTGCATAGCGTTCATACTCTAAACCGAAGAGAGCGTGAAGGCCAGGAACAAGCTCTTTTACGAGTTGCGCTCTTGAAATAGCCATTAGTTACTCTCCTATACCGCAAATACGTTAGTTGGGAACGTAAAGTATCCACGAGCGTTAGCACCAATGGTGTTGCTCGGAGAATCTACGAACCTGTTTAACAACGCGATGCCGCTGCTGGTTGTCGCTGTTACACCTTCTTTGGATCGTCCATTGTTGGTGCTGCCAGCGGTAGTGCTGATAGTATATTTACTACCGATGAAACTTACAGCAGGAGTACCTGCAGTAAATTGTGCCTCATACACGATCGCTGGATCGGTATAGACATACGCTTCCACGTCAGCACCACCTAGTGTAACTACGTCTGCTGTCCACATGTTTGCGAATGTCGGCGTACCGTCGGTTGCCGTGTAATAAACGCCAGCAAATACTCCGCAAGGAGTGCCTGTGGCGGTGCCTTGGATTACATACCCAGAAGAAAGGTTAACTACGTCACCATTAAAAATGGAGGCGTTAGTACCACTTGCAATACGCAACTTCTGAGGACGAATCACACCACCATATAGGTGGTAGGCTGGGGTGAACCCGTTAGGGGCGTCAGTATTAGCCATGATTTAATCCTCTAAGGAAAATGATGAAATTAATCAGCAGCCGGTTCTCGACTACCAAACTCAACTTTTGAGTCCCTTCGAATATCGCTTTGTCTAAGCGGCATACGAGGGTCACTATCTCGCAGAAGATCATTGTCAACACCGTGAAGCTGATCTGCAGTCTTTCCTCGGAAATATGCATTTCTTTCATCAACGGTTTCGTCAGGAATCTTTGCAAGAATTAAGCCACCAACACCAATCACGCCAGCGTGCTTCCCTTCGTCAATCGTAGGAGCGTCGAAGTCAGGATAGTCTTCTGCTCTTACTGGCTCGAATCCTTCACGAATACGCTTAGACATATTCGCTCGGTCATCGTGCCCACGAACTTCTGCACGAACCCATCTATGCTTATAGCCAGCTGGGGCTTGAGGGGCGTCCAACATTGAAGGTGGTTGCCAAGGTTTACGGCGAGCTGTTTTTGCTCGAGTTTCAGCAGATCTGGAGGTACGATCTGTCATTTTCATCTCCTATACAAACTTTGCGTACTCTTCTAGAGGCACACCTATTCTTTTAGCAATTGCTATCTGTGAAGGTGTGAGTTTCACACTGCGTGCTCCTTTCTTTACAGAACCAGCCCCACGGCTGGCACCTGCTACAGAAGATTGCACGTTTTTCGTCTCATCGGCGAACTTTTGTGGAAAGAGATCTCTCATTTCCGCATCTACCCGTTGGTAATAATGCTTGGAACTAGGAGGCACTCCTTCCTTAATTAATTTTTGATGAATGCCCATAGCAGCATACGTCATGCCCTCGTCTTCACCAAACCAGTTGTTCTTTTCTGCCCATGCTTCCGCACTCGCATCTGGAGCAGCCGGTTGTATATTCCGTTGCGGCATTTGCGGCGGGTATTGTAGCTGGTCAGGAGTCTGCACTTGTTTAGGTGCGTTTTTCTGTCGTGCTACTAATCTTTGGGCATTTTGCGCTTCGTAAGAAGTTTTAGCAACCGCTTCTGTAGCTAATGCAATAGCTTCAGCGTCGCCAAGCTCTTGAGCTTCTTTAAGTGCTCTACGCGCCCGTTCCTTATCCAACTCAATCCGCTGAGTATATTCATTGACTAAAGTAGAGTCAGAAGACTGTAACTTAGTTTGAAGTTCGTTGTTTTGCTCAGAAATCTTCTTGGCAAACTCAATCGCTTCTTCTCGCTGACGTTCGGCTTCTCGCATGCGATAAGTTAGTTTATCGATGCGTTTTTTAACACCGTCACTGTATTCTTCTAATTCATCAGAATTAGAAGCAACTTCTTCTGGGGCAGACATATCAAAGTCTTGCGCAGGCTCCTGCGAAACATCCCCCTCTCTAGGATCAACTTCCTCTTCAGGAAGTATTAGTTCAATATCTTGAGACTCAGCCATTTCATATCACCTTATTGCAGAATATCTTCTGGATTATTTACAACAGCTAAAATTTCATCATCGTTCAAAAGACGCATATCGCCTCCGTCGATGTTGAATCTAGCTCCTGCATAGCGACCAAAAATTACCCAATCGCCTTCATCGCACCAAGCGCCTTCGGGAAATTTATCTTTGTCGGAATAAGCATCTGGGCCTTTTCTTACAACCAGCCCAACTACGGTAGCTATCCGCTCTTTATCAAGAGTTTGTTTAGCTAACATAATGCCGCCTTTTGTTTTCTCCGGAGGAGTAAACGGCAGAATCAGCAAACGATACCCCGTAGGGTTCGGCAACTTATCTGCATGAGTTTCATAATTTTCGGAGGTTATGCCCTCTTTAACAGGTTCTATAGGCGTATCAGAACCAAAATTAAGAACTCGTTCAGGGGTAGCACCTATGCTACTTAGGTCAATTTCCTCAGTCGTCTTCGACATCTTCCATCCTTCCATGCAGGGCAGTTATTTCTTGTTCAGCGAAATTAAGCCCTGAAATTTCACCAACAATACGTTGGTACTGAACAAAGTCTTGTGCGCCACCAGTGGCGAGTGTCTGCGTGAGATCTTCTTGTCTCTCACGCAGCTTGCGGAGTAAAAACTCCGAATATTTTATAAAATCCATTAGTTGATGTAGCTAGTAAAATCCAATCCCTTGGTTGCTGCACCAGTGCCTTTTGTCCTTACTTTCTTTCCAGGAAGATCAACAGTTTTCTGCTTTAGTTCAGTAGGCTTCGCAAAACCCTCATTAGAAGGTTCTGGAATAGAGGGCATAACACCAGCTTTTTGAGTTTTAGGAGACGGATACGGAAGTTCCGTAGATCTAAAATTTCTCACTTCTTCTTGCCTCCAGTTTTACCGCCGCGCTTCATTCTCATCGGCATTTTCTTAGCGGTCTTTCCGCCCCTGCCCATTTTCTTAGGCATCTTTTTGTTCTTTTTGTATCCTGGCATTTTAATCTCCTTCGGCATACAAGTTATTAAACGTAATGTTCGGATCCATGTAGCTGTCGTCAATCTCCGCACTATGCACGTGTTGACTAGGATAAAAGTCCGGTGCTCCTGAACCTGTCTCCCATAACGCAGGATTAGTCGCTCTTACACGATTGTTAGGCAGTGCTACAATATTGCCCGTCCATTTCCCCGCATCAGTAAGCTGAATAACATGACTCTGCTTATGTTGAGCAGGATCATCAGCTATATCGTTCCCTGTATAATCAACAGTGAACAAATACCTTCCTGTATGAAACTCGTTATCTATCTTACACAGCCAAGGGCTAGAAGATACGCGATCCATAACAATAACCTCATGGTCTCGGGAACTACAGTCCCAAGGTTGCGCTAGATGAGTTGCCATCGCTTCAGGCATCTCATCAATAAGAGCGTCCCCAACTAAGGCGGTAATAGGCATCCTAGCCCACATCGCTCCACCATGAAGATTTTCAGAATCTTCTTCCTCATCAAATTCGTATCCTGTGAATACGACTTGAAAGGATAAACATCTATCAGGTATCGTGTTTACCGCAATCGCTATCGCGTGTAAATACTCTCCGTGATAATCTAAATGATTGTGCGTATACTCTTTTCTAACCCAGCAATTAAAATGAGGGATATTACTTATTAAATGAGGCAATTAATCCTTTTCCTGTGACTCCCGAACAATCTTTGCAATCTCAGTTAGATTAGAGTCTACTTCTCTATCGTCGCGCATCTCTGCTTGCTGTAGTTCAGAGGCTACTCGGATATCCGTTTGCTGTTCTTGAGATTCAATACGCTCTCTTTCCAACTGCGCTTTACGCTCGGATTCCCTATCACGCTGTTTGAGTTTTTCGAACTCTAATTCCATCTGTTCTTCGAACATCTGGCGCTGAGGATCTTGCTGCTGTGCGGCCATCGCTTGAGCAAGAGCTTGTTCTTGACCAGTAATCTGCTGAGTTGCTTGAGCAGCCGCCATAGCAATCTGGCTTTCTGCTTCGGGAGGCAACTGAGGCAGCTGGCCATCTGGCCCAGGCTGTGGCAGCTGGACACCTTGTTGAGCCAACATTTCTTCCACTTGGATACGATACTTCAGAGCTTGGTGCTGCTGAATATGCGCTTGAAGCGCACCCATCGCTTGTGGGTTCTGCTGTGTTTGAGGATTTTGCATAAACGCCATGTGTGCTTGGACGTGGGCGTCATGATTTTGTTGAATGAAGGCTTGTAAAGGAGCCGTCATCAATGCGTCCATATTTTCTTGGACGGGGTCTTTAGGCGCAGGGGCCATATCAGGCATTAAAATATCATCGATATCTTTAATGTTCAGCGCAATATACATCTTGCGGAATGCTTCTTTCATATTATGGATCTGAGGAGCACTCTGAGCCATCTGAAGTTGGGTCTGCGCTAAAATAATGCGCTGCGTCGTACTAAAGATATTAGGGTCGCAAACAGGAATAACATCTACGCTGTTGTTAAAGTCCTCAGCAAAAACAGTTTGCTGTGCGCCCTGCACTTGGTACGGATATTCAGGAGGTAGATACTCGCCGAATAATCGCTTTAGTATTTTGAATTCGTTACGCTGCGCGTAATGCAATCGCTTGTGGATTGCAGAAATAACTTTCTGACCTTTTTCTAACAACGCAACGGTGGTGCCTACTGGAGCGTTAGAGTTAGCGTCCCCAGTTTGGTTATCCATTACAGATGCAAACCGCTGCCCAGACTCTACGAGTAACCCTAATAGCTGCGCTAGAGTTGCGCTAGGTTCTTTATACGGAAGCGGCATAAAGGAGTCGCGGATCGTTCCTCCAGGAGTGTCTACATCTCGCCACTCTCCAGGCTGTACCGGATCATCAGATCGCTGGATATTTAAGCCACGTGCTTTAAAACCAGCCGGTAAGTTGGCTAACGTACCTGCATCAATTAGCTGACGTAAAATAGCCGTAGCTGATTTAGTTACCCCGCCAATCATATGGATTAAGCCGAAACCGTAAAAACCCAGTCCTGGAAGGAATTTGTAATGCGTAAAGTATTCAACTTTCTTACGCATGGGGTCGGTTTCTTCGTAGTTTCTACGAACAGAAAGTACGGTGTTGTTATCTTTACAGATCGTTACGATATACGGAATGGCCAACCCAGTAGGTTCTCCATCGTTATCCGTATGCTCAAACCCTTCGATATCTAACTCAACGTGAAACTCAAGCAGCGTATAGTCGTGCTGACTTCCGGTACGAGTTACGCCATCTAGCTCATCAATTTTTTGCTGTACTGAATCACTATCATCAGTGTAAGATGGAGGATTCATCTCCTCGTCTACATAAAAACCACTGAGCTGTAGTTTACGAAGATCATTCTCCGTCATAGTCAAGCGGTGCGTAATACGAGGTGACGTGTGTAGATCCGTAGCTGTATACGGAACAATTAAATCTTCAGCTTTAATAAACCTAGAAACGACTCGGCCCATCGTAGGGTCGTAATAGCATTTCTTAAACGCAGAACCTGCTAACGGCAAAAAGAACAACATCTGATCCATTTCAGGATCGTATTCGTCCATTTTGTACATCAGCTGATAATTCATAAAATCCTTAACGCGATTAGCTTGCATCGCTTTAGGATCATTAGAAGCGCCCATTATTTTCGTATCTACTGGGCCGTTAGCTGGTAATAGTTCTTTATACGCTTGGGCTTGAAAATGCGTAGCCGCTTCAGCAAGTAGCGGATGATACACCCCGCTCGCACCTTCAAACGGTTCGCTACGAGGGTCGTTTTCAATACCTAGTAGTTCTAAACCGTTTTTAAATGTTTCATACCAATCTTGACGGGAGTCAACATCGTTTTCGTATGCACTAAGGAGTTCACTAGAAATTTCAGACAACGTAGCGGGGTCTAAATACTCCGCGAGGTTTTCCTCAAACGGAATATCCACTTCCATTTCCAACATAGAAGGGTCAACGAGGTTATTTTCCTCATCAAACAGGATTTCTACCTGTTCTTCGCCCTCAAACTCTTCTGGGAATTGAACTTCAGCCATGGAACGCTACCCTACTCTTATTTTTTGAGACGGTAAATTAGTAATATGCCCGTATTTTCGGATAATACTCTTCTTCGTCGTCATAATCGCCGTCTAATCGCAAAAATCCGCCCTGTCTAAAGCGACTTAGGGCTAATGTAGTTGCATCTACGCAATCGTCGTTCTCTCCGTTAGGAAAATCAGCAACTTCGTCCACTAATTCTTGCGCCCAGTTCGTATCAGGCACCCAAACTCGGCCCTCTTGGAAAATTCCACTAACCGCGTTTAGTCTTGCGATCTTATCCTGACCTTTGCTCGGTGAAAAGGTATTTATTGGGATACCCTGTCGCCGTAATTCCTGCGTTAGTGGGATACCAGAGGCTTTTGTTTCGATAATTACCGAATCAGGCTCCCAATGTTCATATAAACGCATCGCTTCGCGCTTGAGTTCTGGGAAATCTAACCGCTCTTTTACGCAATCTAACAAAATTATATGCGCATCCTGCCCACTATACAGTTCTTCACCGATTTTACCCTCGGGATAAAACACTCCCCACGTTGTTATCGCCGTATAGTCGGATCTTTCAGACTTTAAAAACGCCGTATCGTAACTTTGAATCAAATAATCGCACGTCGGAGGGTTATCTCTAGGCCATTCCATTATCCAATCTTTAGGAATAATCGAAATACCCTCACCTGTAGGCCGCTGCATATACTGCGCTGCCCATTTAGACGGCGGTATCGACGCTTTAGTCGCTTCTAATTCGTCTAATGACCAAAATTCCGGCCATAGCGGTTTACCTGACGGCAATATCGCGGGAAATTCAATAACCTCCCATTCGTCGCCACCCTTTTCTTGCGTCATTCGCTTGATTAATTTACCCGTTACGTCCTTTTTAGACCAACGAGTCATCACGATAACGATCGCACCTCCTGGCTGAAGGCGCTGACGGGGGCCAGTTTGATACCATTCGTAGGCTTCTTCCAACGCTTTATCCGAAAAAGCATCTTGTTCGGAGTGAGGATCGTCAATAATAAACAAATCAGCACCACGACCCGCGAGTGCACCACCAATACCCGCCGCATAATACTGACCGCCCTGCGATGTATTCCATTTACCCGCGCTTCGCGAATCAGCTTTTAGTTCGGTAGCTGGAAATATCTCCGCATACTCTTCACTTTCAATTAAGTCACGAACTCTACGACCAAAGTTAACCGCAAGGTCAGCGGTATGCGTAGCTTCAATGATTTTTAATTTAGGGCGCTTACCTAATAAGTAAGCTGGAAACAAATACGAAGCAAATTCAGACTTCGTATGTCGCGGCGGCATATTGATTATGAGGCGTTTTGATTCTCCGCTGGCGATTTTATCGAATGCCTCGGCCATCTTTTTGTGGTGCGCACCCGCAATAAACTCTGGCCAAATCGTTTTAACAAAATCGTAAAACGACGCCATAGAACTTTCGCGTTTTTCACGCTTTTCTAATTCCTCTAGGAGAAGAGTAAACTCTTTCGCTTCGTCTTTCGACAAATGCGATAGGTCTACTTCCTTTAGCTGTTCAAGTGGGGTGGTCAACGGAGTCTTTCTTGGTTTAACCTTTCAGAAGATATTCGGCCACCGTTAGCCATCGTTTGTATTTGTTGTTGCGTAGCTGGCACCATCCCCGCATCAGGGTTCATTTCCATTTGATCCGCAAGTTGCATACCTACCTGCTGGATCTGTGGGTCGGGGTCTTGCATCATCCCCATAATTTGTGGGACGCCAAAATAATATACATCCGCAGGTGTGCCCACCGGCCCACCGTCGGCCATACCTTGCGGCAACAAACCTTCTAACCCGCCCTGCTGCTCTAACATCATCATCAGTTCTTCTTCAGACATATCAGTAGGCATGACACCTTGTTCCGGCGCTCCAGGAATCGGGGGCTGACCGCCTTCGTAATCCATCGCTTTTAACGCGTCTTCTAATCCAGCAACTTCGCTACCCTGTACTTCTTCAGGAATAACTTCTTTAACCATCGCGATATTGGGGGCAGACCCTTCGATTAGCGCACGAGTTTGAGCGTTTTCTTCAGCACGTTTTTGGGCTTTGCGTGATTGTTTTGCGCCGTATGCGGCTGTGCCTGTTGCGACA